ACAAACCCCGTGAAAGTTCTGCTATTGGTAGTGTGGGAAGTGCCATGGGTTTGATTATGCTTTTAGGAGCAATCTTTATCCTTTGGGTATTAGTTGAGTATTGGATGATTGTTGTTCCTATTGCGTTGACTAGTTTTATTGTATTTTTGCTATGGAAGTTCACTGAATAAAAGTTACTCACCTCCAAAGTGTCGTAGTTGTATGAACAACACAACTGCTCGAAACAAGGTGGTTCAACACCTTTCGATTCCTGAAAACCGCATCAACTATTCGTTTTATTTTCTTGACAACTTCAATGATACATTTGTTGACTACAAAAAATGCTATGATGCGATAGCAAAATGGTCTGATCAACTTGACACTTCCGAGGCACATTATTGATGCAAACTACAACTGCAACTTATTCAATTCAAGTTACAAAACCTGGGGGACATTTATCTTTTTTGAAAGATATGCCCACACGTCCCAAAACATCAAAGGGGATTAAATCACAGAACGACAAGTTATGCAAATGGGTTGAAAAACAATATCCTGACTTTACATCTTACGACATCACTCTTCTCGACTAATGCAATTCCAAGTCACACAAATTGAGTTTGATTTCACCGACGATATTGGTGATGGGGATACAATGGACGATTTCCTCACTGATGATTACAAACGTGAAATAGTTGACGAAACGATGTCAACAACTTGGGAAGCATCTGATGAAGATGATCTTATCGAAGAGATTACATCTGCATCAGGTTGGTGCATCAAATCCATTGATTATCGTCACGTTCTTAACTGAAACTCATGATTACTTCCAAACGTCAAATGCTCAACGTCATGAAAAACTGTGATGGAGCAGATACATTAACACGAGAACAAAAGTTTGAAGTGTTTGTGAAAGTATGTGATAATATGTTAGCAGAGGGAAGAATGACCAAAGCAAATCATACACGTTGGACAAACATTTGGTGAGATAAAATTACTCACCTTCAAAGTGTTTCTATAGTGTAAGCACCATTCAATCATGAAAACAATCACACTGAAACGTAGTGAATGGGAGTGTTATGTTGATACTCCTGATGACATTATTGACAAGGTAAATTGGTTCTTCACACTGATTCTTGCTGATAGTGATGATGCAATCAACACTCAAAGTGTGATGTATCGTTATCTTGAAAACTATGCAGAATGGGGTTTTTGTGATAGTGAGTGCAATGAAGTTGTGACTCGGACTATCAACAAACATTATGGCACAGAGTTAGACCGTTGGGCATGTTTAGCATATTAAAAGTTACTCACCTCCAAAGTGTTCTTATAGTGTAAGCACCACTTCTTTTTTGATTATGCAAGTCACCAATTCTGCCACTATTGTTGATTACTTTCCCGAAGCATTTATTGCTGAGTCTTGTGAAAAGAAAGGAATGAAAGTTACCGTCCGACGTTTCATCAAGCGAGTGTATTTTCGCGCTACTGGTCAACGTTCTTACAGTGTAGTTCTTGCAACTGATGCTGAATATGATTGGAGTGCTCGTATTAACAAAGGTGCAGAAGTTACTGGTTTCAATACAGACAAAATGCCACAATCTGAGTATATGCCAATGATGTGCTGATGTTGTATTTTCTGTCTATTATTGTGATTATTATTTCTCTTTTCTCATGACACAAACCAACGACAAAATCATCGACCGCGATCAACTTCAAGAAGCATATATTGAGTCAATTATTGATGGTATGGACCACAAATCAATGTATCAATTTGTCTATGATAGTTTGAATGGTAATCTTGATGATTATACTGTAGATGAACTTATTACAGAGGTGAAAGACTATTATCCTGAATTGTTGGAGGATTAAAGTTACTTATTTTTCCGTTCCTTTTCGCACTTAAATTATGAACTACACACTCAAAGAACTCCAGCAACGTGTCAACAACCTCATCGAACAACAGGGAGAAGATGCACACT